AGTGATGACTTAATTATGGCTACCCTAGTAGCAGTTAGAATGATTACATATATAGCACAATATGAAGATGATATATATGAAGAAATAGAAACAAGTGTAAGTGACGATGATGATTTCAATGGACCACTGCCTATAGGGGTCTTATAATAAATTTTTGATAAATATAAGTATGAACAATAAAGCGGAAATTAATACTAAATTATTTGATTTTCTTAAGGGAAACGGTTTAAAACTATCTCTTAAAGATAGTTCAGGTAACGATACAATGGAAGTAGAACTTGCTGAAAGATTTTTTAGCAGTGATCCTAATGTAATGGTTACTGTTAATGAAGAAGATAAGGAAGTTAAATTAAGTAGGTCGAAAATTGTTCCAGAAGAAATCATAAATAAAATACATAGCGGTATAAAAGAAATTGCACATGATGGTTTATACAGTTTTAAGTATAAAATTTATGGCAAAAATATTACACCAAAACATGATGAGTATAAAGTGAAATCAGAAGTAACAGAAGCAAGTTTAGGAAAAATGTACGGTAGTACAAAGACTAGTTATCAGCCATTAGATGCTGTTAAAATAGTTGTAAGACATACTAAACCTGTAAACGAAGAAGTAAGAGGTTCGCGTAGTAGAGCAATTTCTAAAATCTTTATACAAAAAGGCGAAGAAAGATTTGCATTGCCTCATAAAAGTTTAGCAGGGGCAAGAGCAATGGCACGTCATGTACATAACGGCGGTAACCCATTTGACCAAGTAGGCCATTCTATAAATGAAATGGTTGATAATTTACAAGACTTAACATCATTTGTTAGATATGTAGATAGAAAAGGGTTAGTAAACGAAGATAATAACGAGTATGTACAAATAGCAAAAGAATCTATATCTACAATGAGGCAAAACTTAAAAAGACTAAGTGGTGCTAAATCATATGCAAAAGCAGTAGATACAATTGATGCAATGAATACATTGACATTAAGCGAAGATGAAAACGATTTTTCAAATCTGTTTACAGAAAAGCATGTTGATAATGCAGTAGAAACTGCATTTCCAAAGATAAACAGATTAATTAATATTCAACGTTCAGTTGCAGACTACATTGAAAATTCTATTGAAAATAGTAGATTTAGTGTACCAGCAATTAACGAAGAAGTTGTTGATTTTCCAAGTGTTAAATCAGAAATAGCACACAAATTAAATACAATTAGTGAAAGCATTGATGATAAAATACTTAAAGAATTTTTAAACAACACAACAAGTAAGATCTTAAAAGATCATAAACTTGATGAGTTTACAATAAGCATGGTTAAGAAATTAATTAGCAAAGTAAACGAGAAAGTAGATACTGATATAGACACAGAATTAGTAGAATTTGTCGATTTTACCGAAAAACTAGACAAAATCTGCTAACTTTGATATATATTAGAGTAAAGTTAATTTAGAAGAACTTTTAAATTAAATTACATAACATGGCAAAAAGAGGTTGACTTCAACTTCAAAAGGCATTATAATAGGCAAACAAGTGTAAGAATTATGATTACACGACATGGCAAACAAGGAGAAAAACATGGCAACATTGGCTGAAATTAGAGCAAAACTAGCCGCAATGGATTCTAAACCAGGCGGTTCACAAACAGGTGGCGATAATGCTATCTATCCATTTTGGAATATCTCAGAGGGCACTAGTGCTACACTAAGATTTCTTCCAGACGGAGATCCCAACAACACATTCTTTTGGACAGAGCGACAAATGATTCGTTTATCGTTTCCTGGCATAAAGGGTGGCGACATGAAACCTACAACCGTACAAGTACCTTGTATGGAAATGTGGGGCGAACAATGTCCGGTCCATAACGAGATCAGACCTTGGTTCAAAGATGCTTCGCTAGAAGATATGGGTCGTAAGTACTGGAAAAAGAGAAGTTATATATTCCAAGGATATGTAGTAGATAGTCCACTACAAGAGGACACAACTCCAGAGAATCCTATCAGAAGATTCATTATTGGACCTCAAATATTCAACATTATCAAGGGTGCATTGATGGACCCAGATATGGAAAACATTCCAACAGATTATGTAAATGGTACAGACTTTAGATTATCTAAAACAATGAAAGGTCAGTATGCTGACTATTCAACAAGTAAATGGGCAAGGAAAGAAAGAGCATTAGATGAAAATGAACTTTCAGCAATTGACACAAATGGCTTATATGATCTTAAAGACTTCTTACCTAAGAAGCCAACAGCAGAGGAAGTAGATGTTATTTACAACATGTTCCAAGATTCTGTAAATGGCGAACTTTATGACAACGATAAGTACGGTAACTTTTTTAGACCTATTGGCCAGGCCGCACCTGCTAAGGTACAAACACCTTCAGCACCGGCTCAGGCTACAACAACTCCAGTAGCGGAAACTACTCCGGCACCAGCACAAGCGGCTGAGCCTGTAGCACCTGCACCGGCAGTTGAACCAGTAACAGAAACAGTAAGTGCTTCTGCCGAAAACACTTCTAATGAAACTGGTAAAGCATCTGCAGATGACATCTTGCAGATGATTAGGAATCGTCAGCAGTAGTTGACGACTGGTAGCCATACTTAGGGATTTGAATACTTGGTCCTGTTTACTTCAAAGAACTAGTATGGCTACATTTTTAAGGAATAAAAATGAGTACATTATTAGCAATAGGAGATAGCCACACATTTGGTTCAGAGATATACGGCGAAGGCGATAATCGTCCTGAATCAATTTACAAGGCTTTCCCAGAGAAACTAAAACAACTATTAGAAATAGATGAATGTGTTAATCTAGGGCAACCTGGTGCTAGTATTATGCGAACTGAAAGACTATTAATTGAACACCTTGCAAACAATCCTAAACCAGACTTAGTATTATTAGGCTGGACATGTTTAGGTAGATTTGAATATGCAGACGGTTTTGATGATGACGGTTCGTATCATTATAATTTAGTGAACAGTTGGAGAGCACCAGAAATGACAGAAGGCAGTGAAAGGTATGAAACATACAAACAGTTTTTACCTATCTGTTTAGCAGAAGACTTATTAGCACAAAAATATAGGACATTGTATATATGTGAAAATATATGCAAAAATAATAACATTCCATATCTAATGTTTGATGTAATGACAAATACAAAAGATGAGGCACCATTAGAAGACGAAGATGTAAAATTTTGGTCAGGTGAACATCCAATTGATAAATCATTATATAACGCAATAGATAAAAACAATTATATGGAAACAAGTTATTGGGACTGGATTATGGGCGGACAATTTCCAGAAGTTAAGATTAACGGAGGCCATGCCAATGAGGCAGGGCATGAGAGATGGGCACAGAAACTAGTCGAAGAATTAAAAGAAAGGAATATATACGGAGTATAAAATGCAAAAACCATTTGATTTAAGCAAATTTAGAACCGGCATTACTAAAAGCATTAGCGGTATTAGTGCAGGTTTTCACGATCCAGTAGATTGGATCAGCACAGGCAATCACACACTTAATTATTTAATCAGTGGTGATTTTAATAAAGGCGTACCACTAGGTAAAGTTAGTGTGTTCGCTGGGGAATCCGGATCAGGTAAAAGTTTTATCTGTTCAGGTAATTTAGTTAGAAATGCACAAGACCATGGGTGTCAAGTTGTATTATTTGACTCAGAGAATGCTCTTGACGAGGATTGGCTAAAAGCATTAAATGTTGATACATCACCAGAAAAACTATTAAAGATTAGTGTATCAATGATTGATGACGTAGCAAAGTCCATTTCAGAGTTTATGAAAGACTATAAAGCAAACTATGGTGATTTAGAGTATGACGAAATGCCTAAATTACTATTTGTTGTTGACAGTTTGGGTATGTTGCTAACCCCCACAGATGTGGATCAGTTCCAAAAAGGTGACATGAAAGGTGACATGGGTCGTAAGCCGAAGGCTCTTACAGCATTGGTTAGAAATACTGTTAACCAATTAGCACCATACCCAATTGGATTAGTTTGTACTAACCATACATACGCATCGCAAGATATGTTTGACCCAGATGATAAAATTAGTGGTGGACAAGGCTTTGTGTATGCAAGTAGTATTGTAGTTGCTATAAAGAAACTAAAACTTAAAGAAGATTTAGATGGTAACAAAGTGTCTACAGTACAAGGTATTAGAGCGGCATGTAAAGTAATGAAGTCTCGTTACAGCAAACCGTTTGAAGGTGTACAAATTAAAATACCTTATGAAACAGGTATGGACCCATACAGTGGTTTATTAGAAATGCTAGAAGCAAAAGGTATTGTAGATAAAGTTGGAAACAAACTATCTTATGTATCTCCTGTAACTGGAGAAGA